ATGGAATTAGCTCAAGACCTTAAAGCTGTACACGGTCTTAATGCTGAAACTGAATTGGCTAACATCCTTTCTTCTGAAATCTTAGGTGAAATTAACCGTGAGATGATTAAGAAAATCAATGCACAAGCTGTTGCATTTACTGCATTTGATGCTACTCCAGTTACTGGTACTTCTAAAGGTCGTTGGGAAGTTGAAGTATNCAAATCACTTATTACACATTTTGAAAAGGCTGCAAACGCAATTGCAATCGCTACAAGACGTGGTAAGGGTAACTTTGCTATCATCTCTTCTGGTGTAGCTGCTGCATTAAATGCAACAGGTTCAGTTCAGTATGGTAACGTTGCAACAACTGGTCTTGCTGATGTAAATGGTAACTTATTTGTTGGTACACTTAACGGTGGCATCAAGTTATATGTTGATCCATTTGCTGCAACTGACTATGTAACTGTTGGTTATAAAGGTACTAACGCTTATGATGCTGGTATGTTCTACTGCCCATACGTTCCTTTATCAATGATGAAGACAATTGGTGAGAATGACTTCCAACCTAAGATTGGTTTCAAGACTCGTTACGGCGTAACTCATAACCCATTTACTTCGGGTGTTGACGGTGCTAACACGTACTACCAAACGTTTGCTGTAACTAACCTATAATAGGTAAGTAACAACTTAACGTGAGAGCCCCTTAATTGGGGCTTTTTTGTGCCTGAAATACGTATAAATAATAACATGCCAAATTACTTAAATCCAACCTCATTCGTATTACAGTTAGATACTGTAGTTTACCCAACAGCTGAATTTACTGTTCAAACTATGATTCTCCCAGACGTTACAGTCGACGGAGCACAATATCATACTCCATCTAGGTCTATTGCAATTGCAGCAGATAAGATAACGTATGGTGCTTTTGAATGTTCATTCTTAGTTGATGAGAACCTAATCAATTATAAAGAGATTTATGATTGGTTATATAATCAAGTGAATAACAATAACAGCGCTGCTAACGTAAGAGACTTAACTCTTAATATTCTATCGAGCTCCAATCTCCTAACTAAACAGATTAGATTTATTGATGCTTACCCTACAAACCTTTCATCATTACCTTTTGATATAACAACAACAGACGTGGAATACTTAACTGCGGTTGTTTCATTTAATTACTCATATTTCGAAATAGTATAACATGTCATGTCACTCTAAGTGGTGTTTATGGATAACAGCTATGTCTCAACTAACAGTGGCTTCTGTTATTGTATATGCAGGTCTTGTAGTTGGTTCTCACATGGAATCTTGGACCAAATCATTTAAACAAGGCTCTGACGATTTACATTCAATTAGAATTAATATGAATGCAATGACTTATTCAATGGAGTCTATCAATACAGATATGACAACGATGAATAATACAACTCTAGCAATGGAGAAACATATCCACGAGTTAAATGATAACATCACGGTGATCAACAAACAAATGTATTTAATGAATGGATCGGTTGGCAACATAGCCAACAAATTCTCACCGAGAGGTATGGCAAGAAGTTTTATGCCTTTTTAAGTGATATAAATAAAACTATATTATGAAGGTTATATTATGGACATACAAGAAATACTTGACATGTGGGANNNNGATGGAGTCATCGACCAGTTTAAATTAGACGACACAACAATCAAAAACGCTACATTGCACTCAAAATACTTGAGTCTTATTACCGTAGCCAAACTCAAAAAGAAAACAATACAGCAATCATATGATAACCTACTTAAAGATAAGTGGTTGTATTATAATAGTAAGCTATCACAGGCTCAAATAGATGCGTTTGGTTGGGAGTATGATCCTTTCAATGGTCTTAATAAACCTCTTAAGGGAGATATGAATTACTACTATAACTCAGATAAAGATATCCAAGAAGCTCAGTTGAAATTAGAATACCAAGCAGTTATGGTGGAGACCCTTAAAGAGATATTAGATACTATTAGATGGAGACATAATCAAATAGGTAATATCATTAAGTGGAGAAGCTTCGAAGCAGGCGTGTGATGGATATAAAGTTAGAAAAGATTGACGAAGCATATTTAAGAGTTATCTCTGATGATAGAGGTATTATGATGGAGCTGTCTGAGTTCTTTACATTCTTTGTTCCCGGTTACAAACATATGCCGGCATTTAAGAATAAGATGTGGGACGGCAAGTTACGCTTACTTGATTTAAGAACTAATAAGATATACAGCGGACTACAAAAGTATATAGAACAATTCTGTATTGAACGTAACTATTCAATTGAAGTACCGTACCAAGAACCGTTTGATGATAATATAGATTGGGTGGATCTATTACCGCTAGGCAATATTAAACCTAGAGATTACCAGAAAGATGCAGTCAAATATGGATTGAGTAATCGTAAAGGACTGTTGGTAAGTCCTACAGCTTCAGGCAAATCTTTAATCATATACCTGTTAATTCGATACTTCATGGAATATAATAAGAGTAAGAAGATATTGCTTATTGTACCTACAACATCACTCGTTAAACAAATGTATGGTGACTTTGCTGATTATTCCAAGGATGACGAAACGTTTAATCCTAATGTATGCCACCAAATCATGGCTGGTATTGACAAGAATGCAGATACACAAATCTATATCAGTACGTGGCAATCCATATACAAGATGCCTAAGGAATATTTTCAACAATTTGGTATGGTGATAGGAGATGAAGCACATAACTTTAAAGCTAAATCACTAACATCTATTCTTACGAAGTGTTCTGCGGCAGAGTATAGATTCGGTTTAACCGGTACACTTGATGGTACACAAACGCATAAGCTAGTATTAGAAGGTTTGTTCGGGCCTGTATATAATGTTACAAGTACCAAAGCATTGATTGATGACAATCACTTATCAGATTTAGATATTGAAGTGGTGCTCCTGAAGCATCCTGAGGAAATGTGTAAGGTAATATCCAAGTTAAAATATCCTGATGAAATCTCGCACATTGTCTCTTATGATCCTCGCAATAAATTTATTAAGAATCTAGCATTAGATCAGAAGGGTAATACATTAGTTCTATTTCAATTTGTAGAGAAGCATGGCATACCATTACATAAGATGATTGCTGATGCAGCACATAAAGATAGAAGAATATTCTTTGTATCGGGCATGACAGATGCAGACACTCGCGAAGAAGTAAGAGCTATTACAGAAACTCAGAATGATGCTATTATCGTAGCAAGTTTAGGCACATTCTCCACAGGCATTAACATTAAGAATCTCCATAACATTATCTTTGCATCTCCAAGTAAGTCTCAGATTAAAGTATTACAAAGTATTGGACGTGTTCTCCGTAAATCTGCTACAGGTCAACCAGCCAAAGTATATGATATTGCTGATGATCTCCATTGGAAAAGCCGTAAAAATTATACTCTTAACCATAGTGCTGAACGGATTAAGATATATGCTAAACAGAAATTTAGATTTAAAATACACGAGGTGGAGCTATTATAAATACATATATGGAAGAAGACAATAAACTACCAACCACATTAGAAGAACTACCAATCAAGTTCTTTAAATTAATGAGTGGTGAATCAATTATATCATACACACATGATGTTGATAATGAGTATTGTATCGGGTTAGAAGAACCTATGTCGGTTAAGGTATCTGCTGAAGAGTATGTCTTAACACCATGGATACCATTCTCAGATGGTAGAGTACATATATTAGAAGCTATGAATGTTATTATTGAAGCACCTGTAGATTCTAATATGAAAGCACAGTACATGAGAATAGTACTTGATACTATAATAGAAGATAATATCAAACCTGAATCTAAAGTACTTCATTAAATATATAGTACTATCCTGGCTCGACTACTTAGTCTATTATATCACACTTTACGGTAAATGTACACCTTTTTATCACTTATTTTTAAAATAAAAAATAAACAGCTATTTAGTGTACATTTAGTAAGAAATATGTTATAATAGATCTATAAACTTTATAATTAATGAGACTTATATCATGACTGAAAAGATCAAACCAAGAGACAAACCCCATTACGTAAACAACAAAGACTTTTCTTATGCAGTAGTTGATTACGTCACCGCTTATAAGAAAGCTCAAGAAGACACTCCCGATAAACTCCCACAAGTAACAGATTATATTGCTACATGTTTTATGAAAATCTGTGAAGGATTAAGTCATAAACCTAACTTTGTAAGATACACTTATAGAGATGAAATGGTAATGGACGGGGTAGAGAATTGTCTTAAAGCAGTATACAACTATAATATTGAAGCTGCTACAAGAACTGGTAAGCCCAATGCATTCTCTTACTTCACTCAAATCGCTTACTTTGCATTTGTTAGACGTATCATTAAAGAAAAGAAACAAGCCGACATTAAGTATAGATTCATGGAACAAGCAGATGTAGAACAATTCATGGTTGGCATTGATGTTAATAACCCTGTTGATAGCGCATTCATTAATACATTGAGAGAGAAGATATCTAAGATCCGTATTAAGGATGAGGCTATCAAAGAGTTTGCTAAAGAAGAAAAGGAAGTTAAGAAAAAGGGTTTGGAGTTGTTTCTATGAGTAGTTACGAAGGTATGATAATTAAGGGCGTGGGATTTACCTGCTCCTCGTTTGATTTATTACATGCAGGTCATGTAACAATGTTAGAGGAATGTAGATCACAATGTGATTGGTTAATTGTAGGCTTGAATGTAGCCCCATGCAAGAATGGGAGATACCCAGTTCAATCTGTTATGGAAAGATATGTACAACTGAATGCCCTTAAATCAGTTGATCAGATTATTCCCTACAACTCAGAATCAGAACTGTTGGACCTATTACAATTAGTACCTATTGACATAAGATTTATTGGCTCTGATTATATCAACAAATCATTTACGGGTGATGAACTTATTGGGCAAACAATGCGTGTTGTATATAATACCCGTAATCATAGATTTTCATCTTCAGGTTTGAAAAGAGATGTTATTGCCAATCAAGAGACACAACCAATTGATGGTAATGTAATTAAGGATAATGATACATATACAATTATAGATAACACAGACCTAAAAGATCTTACAGTTTCAACGACAACTCTTAAGCCATCTCAGGAAACTTCCGGCCACAGTCATGATGGCATTGAAGAAGTTTATACATTCTTATCAGGCCGAGGATCAATGATAATCGGTGAGGAGACATATCATGCAGAGAAAGGAAAGACCTTTACTATTCCAGATGGGGCCTTTCATAAAGTAATAAACTCATCAGATGATGAAGACTTACTATTCATTTGCGTATTTAATAAGAGACGAAACCACTAATATGATCATAGCAATACTTAACGATACACATTGTGGTGTAAGAAACTCATCAGAAATCTTTATGCAATACCAAGAGGAATTTTATAGAGATATATTCTTCCCATATTTAAAAGAACATGATATTACTAACATCTTTCATTTGGGTGATTACTATGATCATCGTAAGAATATTAACTTTAAAGCACTTAATCATAATAGAAAAGTATTCCTTGAACCTTTAAAGGATAATGGTATTCATATGGA